TCTTTGAACAATGTGCAACAGAGTGGGCTGCGCTTGGATACCCAAGTTCTGATCTTGCATTCTTGGGATTTGTTTCGCACCAAGAAAACGACCCTGATGACATGACTGCAGAGCGAAGTTCGGCGATTGCACTTGCTACGTCTTCTCCGCAATACACCATTGTCAATATTCCAACGTTCGTTTCTTTTAGCGATATGACATATGGCGGCGGTTCAAACGTGACATGGTTTGCCGATGCCAGCACGGAACGCATTCATTTGTCAGAAAGCGGATACAAGGCAATTTCCGGACGAATTATTACTAGGCTTCTTGCAACTGCATAAACCAAACCTCTCGCCTTTAGTTTGCAATTAAATACATGAGTCCACAATCCACAACCAAACTGTTCAATCTGGAAAAAGCCCAGTTGACTCTGACCGTCCTCCTCATTCTTGGCGCAGTTATTTACGTTGGACGGCGATTGGAGTCTGATGATCGCCAACAGCGTTTGCTTGAAACCATTGCAGCAGACATCAACCTGATCAAGGATCGCAACGCTGATGCCAGTGCGCAGATCCGTGTGATCGGCGAGCGCGTCTCGCAGGTCGAGAAGCGGCTGGAGCGCATGGAGTCGCGCCCATGAAGTGCCTGCTCGTTGCTGCGCTAGTGCTGTCAGGCTGCTCCCCAGTAGCCCGTATCAGTGCCAACAGCAACGAGATTCGGACGGAGGCGCAACTGCTCATGGATCATGGGCAGGCGACAGGTGACACGGTGGTGGTCGCAGGCGCGACCCGGATTGACGGTCTGGCGGCAGGCATCCATGCGGAGTTGCCGGGCGTGGAGGACAAGACTCCACCTTGGATGGCACTGGCAGGTTGGATAGCAGTAGCGGTAGTTGCGATAGCAGTAGTGATTATTCTGTTCCAGACAGGGTTCGGTACTGCTATCAGAATTGCGATTGGTTGGATTCCACGTAAGCCTCGGCAAGAGGCGGAGTTAGCGGCAAATATGCTTGACCCTGACAAACCAGAGAACGCTCGCGAATTTATAGCAGCCCGGAGAGCCTCTGATCCATTTTTCAATGCGGCGTTTAAAAACGTTCGGGCTGTAAAGGAGACACCATGATTCTCGCAGACCTAAGTTCGTTCATCGGTAGCGTGTGGGCAGTTGGCTTGGCGTTGGTAGTTGGCGTTGGTGCAGGGTATTACCTGCGCAGCAAGAAGCAGTTCTAATACAAGAGGAGGATTACTAGTGGCGATCAAGATGCAAATTCGGCGCGGAACTTTGGCGGCTTGGGATGCTGCTAGTAATCCTGTTCTTGAACCCGGCGAACTTGGCTTTGTGACTGACGTTGGCAAGACGGCGTTCAAGATTGGCGACACGGCTGGTACTGGGTGGAACACGCTTCCATACGTCAACTCGACCTATCCAGAGTTGTTACCTGATGCGGGTGGCAACCTTGACTTATCAATTGCGCAAGGTCGGTATCAGTTGTTAAGCGGAACCTCTTACACAAACGTACCAGCAACAGACTTTACTAACACTACAACTGATGGTAATTGCCTTCTTTTCGTTACTGTTCCATCCACGACTATTATTATCCAAGAGTTGACAACATCGTTGACAACGTGTAAGCGATTCATCCGTGCCAAAAATAATTCTACGTGGACCGCATGGAAACGTATTGACAACTTGAGTGCTAGTGAAAGCCTGTCAATTACAAACTTGGTTCTCAGTGGAAACCTCACTGTCGGTGGAAGATCGTTTGTTTCTTCAGGATCAGCAGCCGCGCCATCAATAACGATTACTGGTGATACAACTACTGGGCTTTACCAATCTGCTGCACAGGAAATCGGTATTGCCACCAATGGTGCGAGCCGTGTCAGGGTTGGAGACTCACTTACTACCGTTACTACTGGATTGACAGTTTCGTCAACATTGACAGCAAGTAATGCGCTCACTGTTTCTGCCGGAGCAGTTACTCTTCCAGCAGGATCAGTTGCTGGTGCTGCCCTAGCAGACAATGGGGTAACCGTTGCCAAACTTGCACAACTTGCAACATTGACTGTTCTTGGAAACAGTACTGCCGGAACTGCTAATGTGGCTGCATTGACAAGTGGCTCTAGTGGTACGGCACGAACTGCACTTGGACTTGGGACAAATGCATATTCGTCCGTTACTCCACTTCCGGCATTTCAAGTAGGCGCAGGGGTTGGTCAGGTCAAAGCGGCTTCTGCAATTGCAAGTACAAGTTCAAATGATCCTATTACATTCGGTGCAAGTGGAGAAACATGGTTTGTAATCGTGTGGAAACAATGGCAAAACTTAGGAAGTACAGGATCAGCAACGATTGAAGTATTGACCGCTCCAAAAAATTACGTTCCACTGGCTAGTCAGTGGGGGGTTATTGGATTTGCAATTAGAACTGCCTAATGCCATACCTACCAATCACTCTTCCTTCACGCGGCTTGCACGTTGACAGTGCATACTCGTCATTGCCTCCGGGCTTCACGCTCGATTCAATAAACGTGCTCCCGTATGACCCGTACAAGGGGAAGCAGCGGCTTGGTCAGCGCAGGGCTTTGCTTGGCGCGTTTCAGTTCAACACGCTTCCAACTGCGGCTACGCGCAAGGTGCAAGCCATTGTCCGCGCTGATGCATATGTTGTGGCTGATAGCGGATCAACTGAACTCACACAACGCTGCGTTGTTGTGGCGGGTGGCGAGGTGTACATCATTGATCCGGGCGACACTGTGCCAACCCATATTGCGTATGCGTCATCAACATCAAAGTTAGATGACACCAAAGATATTTCTGTTGCGATCTTTGGTAACTACGCTTACTTTGCTGATGGTGAAAAATACCGCCGGATGAACATCACGCTCGCTACTTCCGCCATGCGTGTTGAATTCTGGGGAACGGTCTTATCAAACGTAATCCTCAATAACGCTAGCCACATTACATTTACTGCAACACCGTTGCGTATTGGTCAAGAAATTGTAATTACTGGTTCGTTTGCTGCTGGTGGTGGTCAGGGAACAATAAGCGGTTACTCATTTCAACAGACCGTTTATGTAAAACAACTAATTGGAACTGCTAATGATGAAGTTCACTTATCAGCAACATATGACGGTGTAACTTTTGGACCAAACCTTACAACAACTTCTGGTACTACCAATGGATTGACATTCATTATTAGTGGTCCAGAAATGACCATTAAGCCGTCATCGAACGCTAGCAGTATTGGTGCGGCTAAAGCAGAAGCAGGCGAACGTGCAAGTTTGCTAGTTCGCTTTGGCGGTCGCTTGGCGTTGAGCGGCTTTACCCCGTCACCAAACAACTGGTTCCTTAGCAAGATCAATGACGTTGACGATTGGGTTCCCGGCTCAACACCTGACGATGCTGTCGCTGGAAACTTGTCAACGAAGTTCTCCATTCCCGGTGAGCCAATTGTTGCGCTGATCCCGATGGCAGAGAGTGGGCTGCTCTTCGCTGGTAGGCACACGATGACCTATCTATCCGCTGACCCAGTATTTGCCACGCAGGCTCGCATGATTGAGTTGTCGCGCTCGGTCGGCATTGTCTCTGCCAAGGCATGGTGTGTGTCGGATGCTCAGACGGTGTACATCATGGCGCAGGATGGTTTGTACCGCGTCCGCCCAAACGAATTCCAAGTGACACAGTCTGGTCGAATCACAGGCGGTAGGCTTGACTCGTTCTTCCAGTCGCAGAAGTTTGACAAGTTAGATTGCTCGCTTGGTTTCGATCCTGAAATCCAGAACATCTATTGCATTTTGTCGCGCACTGACTTGCCATCGAGCAGTACGCACCTTGTTTACAGTCAAGCGACCGATTCGTTCTGGGCAATCCGCACGGGGTGGACAGCGTTTCAAGCACCATCATGCATTGGCGAGTTCCCGTTTGGTGATGCTCGATCACCAGTGCTGGCTCTTGGCAGCGAAGATGGCTACCTTGGTTGGTTTGATCGCAACCTGACATCAGGTGTTGATGGTCAAGCCGCTGTTGGTTACAAAGGAGGAAGTAGCCCCTTCACAGTAAACAACCTTCAAGCGGCTGCGCAGAAGATTGTCAGTTCATTGACTATTGGTCCAGTTGTCTCTCCAAATCTGTCTCAGGTCATGCTCCGCGATATGCGTATTGAACTGACAATGGATGAGCCGCAAGAGGTGGTGGATTTTAATACGCCGAACGTCCGATTGACTGGACCATTCCTATCCATTCTGTCTGGTCAAACAGCAGAGGAGGCAATTGGTGAAGCAATCGTCAACGTCACGGTCAGATATGACCCATCGTTCCCGGCTGTGGTTTTGGACGGTGGAGACGCTTCTGTTATTCCTCGTGTGGAAGACCCTGTAGGTGGGTATGACTTTGGTGTTCCTGTGTTTGTCGGAACAACTGGCATCAATCTTGCCTATCCGCAGTCACTTGCTCCTCACACATACACCACGCTTGACACGTTGATCACTGATCCAACGGCGCGAACGTATGCATTCGGTGACAACCGGATTTTTAATACTGGATCACCACCAAGCAACAGTTGGAAAATTCAAAATGAAGTTAATGTAGGCAATATTCAAACGTTGTTTACACGCGATGAATCATTGCCGGGAACTTCGCTTGATACTCCCGGTGGTGTTTACGTCTATGGAGATGGAATTCCAACTGCGCTCCCGTTACCAACCCTGCCGGGATCATCTCAATCTCCGCGCATCGTTGTAAGCAGCGGAACGTACACCAACACCAACTCCATCCAGATTGGTGAATTGCAATCTGGTCGCAATGACGCGCTTCGATGCCGCATCCGCGACCAAGCAGTCTTTGCTCGCATTGATAGTAACGGTGTTCCTTGGGCGATTGAGCGCATGGCTGCGCTTATCGACCCAATGACGCATACCAAGAACGTGAAGGGAACATACTAATGGGACTCTTTGGAAACCTATTCGGCGGCGAGTCGGCAATGCGCCGTGCTACCAAGAAGATGAAGAAGGCTTACGCAGCCGAACGAACTACTCAAGAGGGAAACTACACCGCCTTGATCAGTAAGTTTGAGGACGAGCGAGCGAACAACGCCGATGTCTACTCCAAGCAATACAACGAATCCGTCAAGCAATACGCTGACACGATGGCTCAAAGCCGTGCGGCGTTTGGCGCAGCATCTGCTGAGTCTTTCAAGACGCTGTCTGCTGGTCGCGATGCAACTTTGGCACTGTTGCAGCAGTCCACTGATAAGGCTGTTGGACAATCGACAGCGCAGGGTTTGATGATGGGGCTATCAAATACCACCTTCGGTCAGGCTCAGACGCAGGCAGTTGCCCGTCAAGGTGCGTTGCAGGCTGGCGCAGTCAACGAGCAGTACGCGCAGATCCTTGCTGCTGCACAGCAGTCAACCGCTAACTCGATGGCGAACATGGAAGCGGCGGCTGGTCAGACAACCTTGAGTGCCGGGTTGGGCGCAGCGCAATACCTTGGCAACCAGTATCAGGGTTACACGCAGGGTGCTCTCCAGACTCAACAAACAGGTTACCAAGTTGGTCAACAACTTGGCACTGCTGCGATCTCTGGTCAGTATCAGCAGCAGATGGCATCGGCTCAATCAAGTATCAACGCTGGTAATCAACTTGGCGGTGCGCTTGTAGGCGCGGCTGCTGGAGCAGTAGGAAACATGATCATGCCCGGTGTAGGCGGCATGGTTGGAAGCAGTCTCGCAGGCGCAGCAGTCGGATAAGGAACAAACTATGGCTGAAGACACAATGTTTGGTATGGGTACTGGAATGCAAGTCTTGTCTAACTTCCCTATTCAATCGAAGGGGGTTGGCAAGTCATTAACTCCACCATCTCCATCTGGATGGGATGCGTTTATGACTGGCGCAGCAAACTTTGGTGGCAACTTCCTTGTTGGCGTAGCCAGTGGCATCCAAGCCTATAAACCCGGCAATGAATACAGTTCATTGGCTGGTGGTTTTCTTGGCGCATCTCGCCCAATGCAACAGGCAATGGATATTCCTTTGAAGGCTCAACAGAATCAGTTTAATCGAGAGCAAAAAGACCTAGCCGAAAAGTCTGAGACGAAGACCAAGGAAGACATCTATCGATCACAAGCAGATCGAACAGTTGGTATGCAAATGCCAGATATGTCTGGTATTTCCACTGGTGTAGCGGCTC